TGTTTATGAGTTCAACATCGCTGGCAAGACAAAAGCGATGATCATTACGGACATTACACGAAATGTCCGATTCCGTAAAGAGATCCTTGGTAACATTGAGTTGTACGACGAGTACGACATCAAAGACGGTGAGACGCCAGAGATTATTGCTGAGAAAATTTACGGCACATCAGAGTACCACTGGGTCATTATGCTCGTCAATGAGCGATTTGACTACATCGGCGACTTCCCGATGACATATAGAAATCTAGTCAAATACGTCGAAGATAAGTATGGAGTGGGTAACGAACATGCTACTCACCACTACGAAAATTCTAAAGGGTATGTGGTGAACTCTGATGATCCAGATGCAACCTCAGTGAGCAACATGCAATATGAAGAGCGAATCAATGAGTCTAAGCGAAGAATCAAGATTGTATCTCCAGGATTGATTGCACGTGTATTGAAACAGTTTGAAGATCTAGTATAATGCCATCTTCTGATAAGTTACGTTTTGCTGGCGATGTAAACATTGACAAAGTTGTAATTACTTCTGTCAACGGATTCTATCAAGACATTGCCAACCAAGTTATCGGTATCCAAGTTTTCGAGGATATCTTTTCGCCATTCATCACTGGTTCTCTGATCATCAGAGACTCGCTGGACTTGCTTAATGTATTTCCTCTATCTGGCGAAGAGTACCTTAGCCTAAAAATCTCAACTCCGTCTCTGCCAAAAGGTTCAATTGAAGGTGAGTTCTATATCTTCAAGATGACTAACCGTGAGATTCTTGGCGACCGTTCAGTAACCTACGAACTACACTTCATTACACAAGACGCTGTTGTTGATATGAACAAGCGCATCAGTAAGAAGTTTGAAGGTAAGCCATCAGAGATTGCCAAAACAATCATCACTGATAAAGATAACGGTCTTCAAATTACTGGGCAGGTAAACATTGAAGAGGCTAGTAACAGCATCAAGTATATCTCTAACTTCTGGAGTCCAGTTAGAAATATGACTTACCTCTGCGATCATGCAGTGAATAAAAAGGAAAGTCCATCGTACGTGTTCTTCCAGAATCGTGCGGGCTTCAATTTCGTTACTCTTGATTCTTTGTACGACAACTCAGACTACATTGAATACTTCACGTACGACAACTACGTTCGTGATGTGCTTCCAGGAGATTCTAGCGCAAAGAACATCGTTGAAGATTACAAGCGTATTCGCCGTTTAGCTGCACCAGTTCTTTACGATTATATGGAGCGTATTGATGGTGGTATGCTAGGGTCTAAGCAGTACTCTTTCGACATGATCTCAAAGAACGTAGATATCAAAGAGTATGATATGTTCAAGGATTTCGAGAACAACAATCACACGAACGTATACCCTCTGGTCTCTTCTGACTCTATTTTCCGTTACAACGCTAAGATTATCAACCGTGTGCGTCACTGGGATAACTTCAAGGATGGTGGCGATTCTTCAAATAGTAAGTTCTTACAGAAACGCATTTCTTTGATGAAGATCGTTGATGCTGCGAAGATTGAAATTACAGTTCCAGGTCGTACACAATATACAGCTGGTCAGAAAGTTCTCGTTGAGTTGAATAAGATGGAGCCAGTTGAAAAGAAAGACACCGATACGCTAGACGCTATGTTGTCTGGCGCATACATTATTAGCGCAATCAATCACTACATTGACCGTGAGAAGCATGAGTGCGTCATGGAACTGATTAAAGATTCGCTACTGAAAGACATTAACAAGGTAAAATAAGATATGATGAAGTTGTATACAGGTTGCGTTGAGAACCGTAACGATCCTCTGAAACTTGGACGATGCCAAGTTCGTATCGTTGGTCTTCACACAGAAAGTAAAGTAACACTTCCAACTGAAGACTTGCCTTGGGCATATCCAGTTCAACCAATTACATCAGCTGGAACTTCAGGTGTCGGTTCTGCTCCACTTGGACCAGTTGAGGGTTCATGGGTTCTGATCACATTTATGGATCCAGACGAGCAGATGCCAATGATGCTTGGTACTCTTGCTGGCGCTTACCAAACTCCAGAGTCTCTAAAAACTGGTCAGTTCGTCATTGATGAAGCTGATGCTGCAGGTAACATTGACCTAACTGGATCAAAGAATATTCCACAGAATCCAGATGGCACTATCGGCGATGCTGCTAAAGCTGCTGACCCATACGGCGGTCAAGCTGCAGTTAAAGACGGTAAGGTTGTCACTGAGCCAGGAAAGATTGTTGGTCCACTTGGTGGTCTAATCGCTAAAGCTGAGTCTGGTAAAGACGGTTACAACGCATTCAACCGTGGCACTGCAAACGGTAAAATTATTCCAGCTGGTGGTAAACTTGATCTGACTAAAATGTCAATCAAAGAGATCATGGCAAAGCAAGCATTGCCTCCAGGGTCTCCAGATCGTCTATTCGCTGTTGGTAAGTACCAATGTATTCCTGTAACTCTGAAGGCTGCTTGTCAGGCACTTAACATTGACATCAACCAGCCGTTCAGCGAGAAGACTCAAGACATTATCTGTCAAGAGTATCTTGTTGCCAAGAAACGCCCAGCCCTAGTTGCTTACTACCGCAATCCAGACAAGAACAATGAGAAGTTGTTGATGGATGCTGGTAAATCTCTGGCTGCTGAGTTTGCTTCCATTGAAGACCCTTACAATCTTGGTTACCCATACGGTGGTCCAAACGGTACATACTACAAAGGTGGTAACCGTGCCCACACGATGTGGAAAGACATCAGAAAGACTCTGGTTGCTGAGTGGGAATTCCGTAACGACAAGAAGAACCCACCACCAACTGCCACTATCGCAGACAATGATAAGGTTGATAAGGGTACTGACTACTCTGGCGTTTCCAAGCAAGCGCCACTTGATGATTCTGTTGCTACTGAAGCAACCCCGTCAGTAGTAGCAGAATCAACTCCAGGCGATGATGCGCTTATTCCTGAACCCCCAGTTGTACCTGATATTCCAATCACCACTCTTGCTGGTGCAACTAGCTTAGACATCGGAGGAATTTCTGGTGCTCTATCTTCAATTCAAAATGAGTTCGGCGATATCGTTGGTGGTATTAGCGACTCTTTCGCCAGTTTAGCTAAAGATCTAAAACTAGATGCTGCTTTGGATAGCGTCTTGGGTGGCGTTAAAGGGTTGAGCGCAGACGCAACCAATTTACTCAAGTCTTTCGGTGGCAATCTAAACGAAATTTCAAAGAACCTTGGTATTGAAAACATATCTGGTTCTCCTACTGAACTTGCAGCCAACCTTGGACTAGCAAACCCATCTCAAGATGCGATCGTTCAAGAACTAGCTAAACGTGCTGGATCTCAACAAGGTCAAGCTGCTGCTATGCTTGCTAAGTTGGAAGCACAAGGTGAACCAACCAAACCAGTTCAAGCACCAGTTGGCGAGAAGAATCCAGATGGTTCTATTAGTACTGGCACTGGCGTGGATCCAAACAAAGGTTTCCAAGATCCAAACGGCACTTATCCGAAATACAAAAATGAGCCAGACACCAACCGTCTTGCTACTGGTAACAACCTTGGACGCACCATCGTTCTTAAGAAAGAGGCTACTCTAAAAACTGGAGTTAAGATCGCCAACGGTGGTACTTGGGATCAGTCACCAAACCCATACAACGCAACCTACCCATATAACAAGGTCACTCAAACTGAGTCTGGTCATGTTATGGAGTGGGACGACACTCCAGGATCTGAACGTATCCACACTTACCATAAGTCTGGTACATTCACTGAGATTGACGCCAACGGTACTCAGGTGAACAAGATTGTTGGTGATGGCTTTTATATCATGGAGCGTAATGGATTCATCTACGTCAAGGGCGCATACTGTGTCACTGTTGATGGTGCTATGAACCTTCGTACAGATAACGTATTTAATCTTGAAGTCTCTGGCGCCGCAAACATTAAAATTTATAACGATGCCAACATTGATGTTTCTGGTTCAGCTAACCTAGCTGTTGGTGTTGAAATCAACGCTAAGGCTCCTAAGATTAACTTGGAGTCTACTGGTCAGTTTAACATCAAAGCTGGCACTGGTCTAAACATCGAGGCTGGTAAAGACATTAACGTCAAGACTGCTGCTTCTATCAATCAACAAGCTAAGGGTAACGTAAATACTAAAGCTGTTGGTACTATATTCACACAATCTGACGCTGACATTAACTTGAAGGCATCTGGTGTTGTCAATGCAAACGCTGACGTTGATGTAAACGTCAAAGCTGGTTCTAACGCAAACATTCAAGCTGGTTCTGACGCCAACGTCAAAGCTGGCGCTGCAGCGAATATGGAAGCTGGAGCTAACGCAAGCGTTAAGGCTGGTGGTAATGTTGGTATTGACTCTGGCGGTATCCTTGATATGAACAACGGATCTGCTGCGTCTGCTGGCGATGCGATCGAAGCTAAACCTGCCAGCGAAGCACGTGATGCTGGTCTTGCTGAGTTGGAACTTCCAGTAGAGACTCGTGGAACTTCTGGTGTTGATCGTCTGCCACCTCTAGCAGTTGCAACTCGTGCAGCTGAAGTTGGATTAGATGCTCCAGGAACTGGCGATGTTGTTGCTTATCAGAATCGTCGTGTTCAGAACAACACAACTTCCAAGTCTGATGTTGAAGGTACTCGCTATGAACAGCAACGTGAAACTCCAAATGCTAAGTCTGCTGGTGCGCCTCCAGTTGCCGCAGGTATGGACGCTATCATGAATATGCCAGCTGATCAGTTCACTGCTGGTATGAAGCTGTCCAAATACTTCACTCTTGGCGACTTGACTAAGGGTGGTGTTCGTATTCCACGTGTGACTTACAACGTCAATGGTTATAACATCACCCCACAACAGATTGTGGCTAACCTGAAGAACCTAGCTGTCAACGTGCTTGATCCGATTCGCGAGAAGTTTGGTCCATTCACTATCACTTCTGCTTTCCGTCGCCCACCATTCGGTGCTGCTCCAGGAGATCTTGGTCCAGGAACTAAGGAAGGTGGAGACCACCCAATCGGTTGTGCAGCTGATATCGTATTCCCAGGAGGCAAACAAGACACATTCAATAAGTGTAATGAGATTGCTAAGGCGCTACCTTCTTGGAATCAGATTATCATGGAATACAATGGCTCTCAGTACTGGGTGCACGTAGCATGTAAGCCAAATAACAACAAGGGTGATATGTTCACGATGGTCTCTCATAAGACCTTCCAAGGCACTTACCCACGTGGTGGATTTATTCTAGTATAATGCTTAGAATTACACAAGCCAACATCTCTGGATTTACTGCTCCTACTGATCAAGGTAGTGGGGAGCAGTATCTACCAGCAGCTTATGAGGCTGTTGATAACTTTACAGTTGATATTATCTTTGAGGGTAAATATGAGGTCGTTGATACTGTTGTTGATCCAGTGACTGGCGCAACTTCCTCAACAACGTCATATGTTTACCAGTATGCAAAAGACGTAACAAGCACTTTCGATTGGAATGCGTTAGGTATTGTGTACAGTAAACCAAACGTCTATACCGTAAGGCTAACTGGTCCAGCGGAAACTGTATTTCCCAATCAGTTCTATAAGTTTAAGATGACTGATTACACAGAACAGATTCTTCCATCGGATACAACCTTACCGTTCCTTGGGCTAATTCACTATCAGATGCCTTCGCCAACTTATACCATGAAGACGTATCCGTTTGCAGTAACTATACCAGCAACATATGGTAGTGCTTCTAATGCCGTAGAGAATACCTCTATGAATCAGTGGTTCTATTGGAAATATCAAGTTGCGATGGCTAATATCGCATCAATCACAGCCAGAGGGTTAAAATAATGCCAGCAGTAGCTAGACAAGGCGATCAAGTTCTTTCTGTAGACGGTACTGGATACCGATGTGGTCAGCCTATGCAGACTGCGGTCGGAGAAGTAAATTCCAGCCGTGTATACGCCAATGGCATTTTAGTTGTAGTTCAAGGTAAGAAAGTCGCACCACACCCAAAAGGTGGATGCGACCCAGACGAATCGACCCTGTCATCTTATTCTTCAAAGGTTAAGATTGGTGGATTGGGCGTTGGAAGAGTAGGAGATAAGTACGATACTATGTCTTCAAATACAATCACACAGGGTTCCTCAAACGTATTTGCAGGTTAATAAATAATAAGTATGGCACGAAACACAAGAATCTTCTCTGACCTTGACCTAAACTTCACTGCTCACCCAGTGACTAAGGACATCGTTCGCCGTTTTGATGAGAACGCAGTTAAGTCCTCTCTGAAGAACCTAATTCTTACCGCTAACTATGAAAGACCATTCCATAGCGAGATCGGTTCACCAATTCGTGCTCTTTTGTTCGAACCAGCAAGCCCATTGGTAATTGCTTCAATGAAGAAGGCTATCTGGGACATGGTCAACAACTTCGAACCAAGAGTAGTACTATTAAACGTAGACGTAAGATACATACCAGACGGTAACGAACTTGGGGTCACTATTGAGTTTACCATCGTGAATACTGAAAGACCTCTGACACTAGACCTAGTACTGGAAAGAACAAGATAAAATGGCTGCTAATAAAAAGATTAACATCGCCGAGCTAGACTTCGATGCTATCAAGGCTAACCTAAAAGAATTCCTAAAAGGTCAGAGCGAGTTTCAAGATTACGATTTTGAAGGTTCTGGTCTTTCGGTTCTGTTAGACATCCTAGCATATAACACTCACTACAATGCTCTTTATGACAACCTAGCTGTCAATGAGTTGTTCCTTGACTCTGCTGTTAAGCGTAATAGTGTAGTTTCTCTAGCTAAGATGCTTGGGTATACTCCAAGATCAGCTAAGTGTGCATCTGCTCAAGTAAACATTCAGATTTCATCTCCTATTGCTGGACCTTCTGTTGTGATTATCCCAGCATTGAGTCCATTCACTTCTACCATCGACGGTAAGACGTACACATTCTATAATCGCGAGCCTCTTTCTGCTACTGGTCCAAACACTGTTTACCAGATCAACAATGCAACTATTGTTGAGGGACAGTACCTAACTTACAGATTCACTGTTACTGAAAATGGTCGTTACATTATTCCCAACTCTAATGTAGACTTAGACACTCTGCGTGTTCGTGTTCAGGAAACGGCAACAAGTTCAGAGTTCCAAACATTCACTTCATCTACTTCTCTAGTTGACGCTGATAGCTCTAGTCGTGTTTATTGGGTTAAAGAAATCGATGATGGTCTTTATGAGTTAGTTTTCGGCGACGGTGTTCTTGGTGCTGCTATTTTCCCAGGAAACGTAATCAATATTGATTACTTCGTCAGCAGTCTAGATGCTCCAAACGGCGCAAGAGTTTTCCAATATAGCGGAAGCCCACCTATTGATGGTGCAGTCACTAATGTATTCGTGGTTAATCCAGCTTCTGGTGGCGACTCACCAGAAGATATTAAGTCTATCAAATTCAACGCTCCTCGTAGTTACGCTGCTCAGAACCGAGCAGTTACTACTGAAGATTACAAAACTATCATCTATAACCAGTTCGCTGAAGCTAAGACTGTTGCAGTTTGGGGTGGTGAAGATAACAACCCTCCAGTATATGGTAAGACTTATATCTGTATTCGCCCAAAGTCTGCAACAAAACTAACTAACCAGCAGAAGTCTGATGTAGTCAATACTATTCTTGTTAGCAAAAACGTAGTTTCTGTTATCCCAGAAATTCTAGACCCAGAGTATCTAAACATTGCTCTTGACTGCACTGTATACTACAACCCACGTGAAACAATCCGTTCTGGTAAAGAGATTGAAGAAATCGTTCGCCAAACTATCTTCCAATACGATGATGATGACCTTCAGCGTTTCGATGGCGTGTTCCGTCACTCTAAACTAAGTCGTTTAATTGACGCTAGTGAAGCAAGCATCACAAACAACAATACCACTGTTCTAATTCGTCGTAAGATTGCTCCACGTTATAATGTCTCAGCGCAGTATCTGTTGAACATTGTTAACCCAATTTACACAACTGGCTTAGCTCAGAATAACATTTACACAACTGGCATTTTTGTCGCTGGTAGCGATATTGTACACTACCTAGACGATGACGGTGTTGGTAACATGAGACTTTACTATATCGGACCATCTGCAGATAAAATTATCGTCAACCCATCTATTGGTGTTGTTGACTATGCTGCTGGTATTGTTAATATCAAGAACTTGCATATTACTGCTATCGCTGATATTGACTTTGAGATTTCAATTCGCCCATCTTCATATGATGTTGTTTCAGCATATACGCAGATCGCAGAAATTGCACGTGATCATTTAACTATCCGTGCTATCGCTGATGAGACAGCTGCTGGTGACCTACGTGCTGGTAAGAACTATCAACATACTACAAGTCGCTCATAATGGCACAAAGACCTAAGTTATCCAGAATTGTTGCGCAACAACTCCCTGAGTTTATCAGGGAGGATTACCCAACATTCGTTGCTTTCCTAGAAGCGTATTATGAGTATATGGAAACGCAGGACGTCAATCTTTATGACGTGCGTGATATTGATAAGACTCTAGATCGTTTCATTGATTACTTCCAACGTGAGGTTGCTCCAAATGCAATCAAAACGCCTTATGGACGCCCACGTCACGACTTAGCTCATATTAAAGACCAGCACTTAGCTAAAGGTTCTGAGCAGTCGTATAAGCTACTGTTTCGCTTGATGTTCAATAAGAACGTAACGGTTCAGTATCCAGGAAAACAGATGCTGCGTGCTTCTGACGGTAAATGGAACCAAGACGTTTCTATTTTTGCACGTGTTAATGCAGGTAGCCCAAATGACATTGTTGGTCGTTTGGTTGACGTTATTACACCAAACCGAATCATTCGTGTTTTGGTTGACCGTAGACAAGACGTTGAAGTTGAAGTAGATCGTGTAGTTCAAATTTCGCCAGACACTTACGAGTTTTACATCGACCGTCGTTTTTTCGGTGACATTTCTGTTGGCGATCGTCTGCGTTATGAAGGTATTTTCGACGCAACCATCGTAGCCACAACATCAAAAATCTCTATCCAACAAAAGGGTAAAGGTTTCAAAGTTGGTCAACTGTACAATATCAAGAACGGACAAGGCGCAGGATCTGTTCTTAAGATTAAGAGTATTGATGCCAATGGTGGTATCAATTCAGCAGAGTTTGTTAAGTATGGTATCGGTTACGAGACTGACTTTACAGCGACTCTTATTGCTCAGGCAGGACAGGCTACCACTGGTACAGGTCAAACTGCTCTAAACATCTCTACAGTTAGCAGTGGCGTAACTTCTATTCAAATAAACAATGGTGGATCTGGATATACATCTACTCCAACTGTTGCCCTTTCTGGTGGTGGATTCACTTCTGCTGCTACTATCGGGCAGATTGTTATTGTTGGGGGTGTGATCACCGAGATTAAAGTGGCAACTAACGGATCTGGATACACTGCAGTTCCAGATGTTATTATTACTGGTGGTGGCGGTACTGGTGCTGCAGCTACAGCTACAATTGGTGAAGTTAATAACTACTCTATCTTTGAAACTACTGAAGGTTTTAGCGAACAAGGTTATATTAACCAAGCTGACTACGCCCAAGATACACCAGTAGTTTGGTTGCCAACAACTGCATATGCAGCTGGCACAGAGTTATACTGGCAAAATAGAACTTACATTGTAACAACTGCTGGTTCTACTGGAAGCACTCCACCATCACACACTTCTGGTGGTGCTACAAACGGTACTGCTACTCTAACATACGATAGACCTTATGGTGCGGCATTTGATGGTACATATTCTGGTGAGATTGTTCGTCAGTTCTTTTATGATTCTAAAGAAGAAATCGTTGATCCAGAAGCACCAGCTATTATTGCAATCACTCTTGGACCACTAACTAAGTATCCAGGATACTATAAGAACAACGATGGTTTCTTGGATGATGCTATTTACATCCAAGATAGCAGCTACTATCAAGCATATTCATATGTAGTTAAAATTGATGAAAAATTAGAGGCGTATAAGTCTGCAGTTAAGACTCTTATTCACCCAGCTGGTCTTGCCTTGTTTGGTGAATATGATATCAGAAACGAATTTGATATTAGCGTCACTCTACAGTCAATGGTCAAGATTCTTGTTCTCAACGCACAAGATGAGTTTAGCCTGACTTCTACAATCACTGCTAAAGATTTCGGTAAGGCTCTGGTTGATACGTTTGGAACTACTGACTTCCAAACATTCATCCTAAACAAACCTTTAGAAGATTCAGTTACACCATCTGATGCAGTGTCAACAAAAGCCTTCAGTAAGGCACTTGCAGACAGCACTAATGGTTTCACTGAAGTTAGAACATTCTCGTTAAGCAAACCTCTTGCAGACGCAATCAGCTTAACGGATGAAGACGTTTTCGCTATGAGCAAACCTCTTGCAGATAGCGTAACAATTACTGATAATGATGTATTCGCACTGAATAAATATATCAATACAGGTAATGATGTTGCTACACCAGTTGACAGTGGTGGTGCATACTTTTTGAACCCATATGTGGCTGACCCTTATCCTGCGACTTACTGGGGTTCGGATTACACAATTGGTGAGACAACATTCTAAACTAAGGAGATTTTATGAATCTACAAGAAAACATGAAAGTCAAAGGCGAACTGTCTATCGTTGTTCGCGACATTGACGGTAACATTAAGCAAACTCTACACGTACCTAACCTAGTTGTTACTAATGGTAAGAACTATATTGCATCACGTATGGTTGGTACTGCTTCTACTGTTATGAGCCACATGGCTATTGGTACTGGCACTGCCACTCCAGTTGTTGGTGACTCTACTCTAGGTACTGAAGCAGGTCGTGTTGGTCTTTCTTCTTTCACTGCATCTGCTAACGCAGTTACTGCAACAGCTACTTTCCCAGCTGGTACAGGTACTGGTGCTATTACTGAAGCTGGTATTTTCAATGCCTCTTCTTCTGGCACTCTACTTTGCCGTACTACTTTCCCTGTAGTTAACAAGGCATCTGGCGACTCTATCGCTATCACTTGGGTTATCACTGTAAGTTAATTTTTGGGCTTGTAAATGGCTACTTCTTCCCTTCTAAAGACCATCCTGCATAACTCTATTGCAGAGGGTCTTTACAATGAAATCGCGAATAGAACCTCAAGATATTATTATTTCTTGGGTAAGACTCTTACATGGGAAGATGATGCCACGCCACCTTTCCCAATTGACAGTTTCGATTACGAGTTGAAAACTCGTAACGAGATGATCACTCTGAAAGAGATTAAACCTACTGACGTAGCGTTTGTGGTTCCTCGCTATAACTGGTCTATTAATACTGTATATGATATGTATGACGACCAGTATAGCGAAGAAGTGCAAGGTATCAATCTTATTTCTGGTGGTACTGCATACGGTTCTGCACCAACTGTGTATATTGGGTCTGGTGGTTCTGTTTCTTGGACAGCTTCTACTGTAGTATTTGCTGGTGACTTTCTTCGTGCAACTAATGGTAACGGTGGATTCCGTTACTACATTGTTACAACTGGTGGTACCACTGGTGGTACTGCACCTTCTCACACAGACGGTACTGTTGCCAATGGTACAGCTCAACTAACGCATGTTGTTGTAACTGATGCTGGCGGTACTGGTGCAGCTGCTACTGCTACTGTTTTAGACGGTAAGGTTATCGATATTCAATTAAACTCACGTGGCACTGGATATCAGTTCGCTCCATCAGTTCATATTGCTGGTGGTGGTGGGCAGTCTGCTTTAGCAACTGCTGTTGTTAATGTA